TTTTCTCCCTTTTTTTTTTTTTTGTGTTTTCCCCCTTTCATTTGCCAATGCTCTCCAAAACTCTGAGTTTGAACCTTCAGTTTTTTCAGGTCCAAGCATTTGAGTTTCCATGAGAGTCTCACGCATCTTTGCATTGGATTCCGTTGTCAAACCTTCAATGACAGGCTTTTCTTCAGCCTCTTGAATTTCAACAACAATTTCAGCAGCGGGAGCTAGTAAACCAGACATATAAACTCCAAAAAGATGGGGGACACAGCCCCCAACTGGGGAAGGCAACTGCGGGAGAACTCGGGCGCCCCAGTCTGCATGATTTTACACCTTTGGCACAGGAATGCCAGAAATCCATTCACGATTTAAAACCAGTGTCTCGACCGTCTTTCTGTGAGCGTTAAGCCACATTTCCTTTCTTTGCTCTCTTGTTAAGTTAGAACCTTGATCTATTTCGTAATGGCAAGTCTGGCAAAGTGCTGCTGTGTAAATGTCAGATGCCTTTATTCCCCTGCCTTTTCCATGCTCCGACCAGTTTGAATGACTTGCCTGCACCCCTTCACTGTTGCCACAATGTTGACACCTTAACGATGCCACTGCTTTTAGAAGTTTTTTGCTTCGGATGTATTCAGTCTTAGGATACATCATTTTTTAAACATTCTTTTGACAATCCATTGTGTAAATAGTTGGATGCATACACCAAGCATTATTAAGCAGAAATCTTTAAGCATTTTTAGCTTTTGATTTAACATAAGCATTGAACAATTCTCGGCAGATATTTTGCATCGCATAAGCTTCCGCTTCGTGTCCAATGTTTCCGCCAATTTTGTCTCTCGTTTCCTGCCAGACATGTGTTGCCTCATGGACAATCAGCGCCGCCACATGAGTCGGAGGCATATCTTTTGTGTACTCTGGGTTGATAGTGACAATGCAGATTAACTCTGTTCCTTTGCGCCACGTATGAGTGCAAGCATCGTATCCGTCATCGCCGCACCAATGACTTGCTGGGTCTACTTTGGCATCCTTAACAAGGCGCAGATAATCCTTCTCATTTGTTGCCAGCGCCAAATAAGGTCCGACCAGTAAAGTTCTATCAAGCCACTTGCTCATGTGTTCTTCTCCTTGAGTTTGGCGTCGGTTTGTCTGATCGTGTCCGGCACACTCAAATAAGCGCCATCAACCTTCAGATTTGCCAACGAATCAACTTCCTCTGGCGTCAGTCCAACCCATGTGCGCTGTGTAAACATTGCTTCAACCTTGGCTGTCTGATCGCGCTCACAGTACAAACAAACAGTGTGATCTTTGTCAATCTCAACACTTGCCACAACCATTTCATCACCCCATTTTGTTTTTACAGGGGCTTGTGTCCATTCAAGTTTCATGTGTTCTTCTCCTTAATGCCGTGTGCGGCTTCGATGGCTCGGGCGAATTCAACTAGATCGACCGCATTGCAATCAAATTCTGCTGATATTTCCATGTATGCGTCCCATACTTCCTCATCCGTCAGCGGCTTGCGCTGTGGTGGGGTGGTGTAGAGGGGCGTCCATGTTCCGTCTGCTCGGTCAGGGTCGGTAGTAACAGTTCCGTCTTTCCATATCCACGCCACCGGCTCCTGTTGCTCGCTAACGCTACGCTGCTCTGGCTCTTTGGGTTGTGCCGTAGGTATGTTGTCTTTGTTCACCACGCAAACAGCACTCCAGCCACGGTCAAGACGTTCAGGCGTCAAGTAATCCCAAGCCTCTGCAAACGTCAGACCAGATGCAACCTCTGCCCCTGTATTGAACACACTCCAATCGCTCGGTTGTGCCGTAGGTACGGGTGGATGAACATAAAGTTTGATGCAATCAGGACAAGAAACATCGCCACTGTCTTTGTAAAGATAAAAGTCGCTTTCATCCTCTGTTGCGCCTTGATGCCAGATTCCGAACGGCTCTACCTGTTCATTGCTTTGCTGTGCCAAGGCTTCTTTGATGGCGGTGATGGCTTTTGTTGCCGGTGCTGGCAAACTCATGTAGTTGTGTTCAATGTATTCCAACGCCTCCAGCGCCAGCTTCAATGCTTCTCGTTCTGTCATAACTACTCCTTAAAAGTGATTCCGTTTTGTGTTCCCCAAGCTAAAACCCATTCCGTGAATTCGCTTGCATCTTGCTTACTAAACTTCCTGCTTTGTAAACCTAGCTGAACTAGCCTTTCTCCGTCCAAACTAGGTACAACCTTACCCGTTGATCTACCAGTTTCATGCGCCCATTGGTCGATCAAGAAACGCTTGAAACTTTCGGTATCCCACTGCGCTCCAAAGTGCTGTGCCTGTTGTGCAATCTGCCCTATAAGCGCGTGAAACATCGAATTTTGGTCAATGCTTCTGTTTTCCTCTTTGATTGTTAAGGTTAACACATTTCCAGACTGCAATCTAGCTTTTATTCTTGGCATCAGGTCTAGGATCGTCTGGTGAGCCTGTTGGTAGTTATAGAGTTTGAAATCAGCCATGCTCTTTCACCAAAACCTCTACTGCTGCAATCTCGGCGTAAACCTTCGTCACATGAAGACTAATGATCTGACAGTCATCTTTGTAAACAACCCCGTTCATGGCATCCAGAAAAGCCTTTGCTACGTTGTCCAAGTCGGGTTTCTTTGTTGGTTTTTCTTGACCAGATAAACAAGCCTCAGTACGTTTTTTTGAGTATGACGCAGGTACGCTATTCCGAATGTATAAAAAAACCTCCACAGACGTTTCTAGTGGCTCTGTTGCGCCCATTGCTGCCTTGGCAAACATTTTTATCTCGTCTTCGTAGGATTTTGTTTTGGCAGGCGTGTAAGTTTGGACAAAGTTTCCGATCTTGCGAAACCTGGGACGGGCTTTTCCTTGGGGAGGTCCGTAGACAGTAAAGTTAACCATTAGCATTTAATTCTCCTAGTCTCTTTGCCACTTTTTTTCCTAAGTTAGGAAAGTCCTTTTGAAAAATCTTCACCATGTATCTGGAGTGTTCTAAATGGTTGATCGCCATTTGTGCATAGTGTTCGATCATTCTGTTTTCTAGGTCTCCCAGGTAATCCGCAAACGTCTCCCGTGAGGACAAGGGCTTTTCTGATTTTTCGATATTTGAAATAGTGTCCATCTTTGACCATGTTTAGTAAACTGTGGGCTTCAGTCTTAGTCATTGTTTACCCCTTAGTTCAGCCATTCTTGCCAAAACTTCTAAACTTGGAGGTTTAGTAATTTGCTTGTCTTGGTCCAACTTAACCAATGCTGGATCGCGCTCTTGTTTGCCAGGAACTGTGATTCTGGCTATGTCAGCAACATTGTTTTTTTGAGTTAACCATTCAGCCTTGAATCCACCCCATCCTCGGTTAACACATTCTTCAATGACTTGAGCCAAGGTCCAGCCGATCTTCTCAGCTTGTTTAGTCAGTCCATCAAGTGCTGTTTGTGTCATGGGCAGTTTCTTTGCTTTACGCATTGTTAAGAAATCTATCCACAATGAACTATCAAGCCCGTCAGGGCAAGCAACGCCAGTTGCTTTATTTGGTTTATGGTTATTGGTTATTGGTTTATGGTTATTGGTTGCTATTGGGGTAGCATTAGGGGGGCTATAGCCTCCCTTTGACCACCTCATAGCCGCCCCTTTCTTTCCATCCTCAGAGAACTTCCTGAACTTAGCTATTTCAGCGTCTGCTCTTGGATGTATGTACCCACTTTCTGTTGATATGAAAAATTCATCGAGAACGGTCAAAACCTCTTGCTCGTATTCTTCAAGACCTATTTTTCTGGCAATGTCGCGCTGTTTTATTGGTTCTTCATGTAAATAGTAATGGTCCAATAAACGGCGAAATGCTAAATCTTCCATCAAAGAAAGATGGTAAGTATGTGACTTGTAGTCACCAATGTGGAATTGGTAAAAGTGCATTGAACAACCTCGCAAACCTCCAGAAAAGAAACCTTCGGCAGGCGGGAGGTACGCTTTTCGATCTGCTCATGACTTCAGACCTAGCCGGGTTTCAAAACAGTTTACATCAGAAACAGTTGGTTTGGCAACTATTCCCAAAACAGCAAGTCGTGCAGGTGACAATTCGACCGCCTGAGACTATTGTGTGTGTACTGCAAGCCCAGGCAGTTGAAGCCAAAACCGCTAAGTAAACAGCGATGATTTTTTTCATATTTTCGCCTTTGATGGTAGTCGGTGGGTAGTCGGAATGATCGTGATCGACTTTCTGAACTTCGTCAGAGTTTCCTCTTTGTTCGGATCGTCTTTTTTCACAGTGGTCATTGTTGACTTGTCTCGCTGGCGCTGGAGTTCGATTCCGATGGAACTTTGTCCTGTGCGCCACTGAAATGCGTTTGCCATTCCTTGATTTCCTTGAGCTGGTTAATACGTTTCTCAGGGAGCGTATCCCACTGCGTCACCGCAGCCCTCGACACTCCCAAGAGGGAGGCGAGTTTACTCTTGTTTCCAGCGATTTTGATGGCGTCTTGCAAATTCATGGTGTTCCTTTAGGTGCTGGTCAGCCTCATAAAGCAGAGTTTCCGGTGTTGCACTCTGATACATTGATCGGCAGGCGCTAACCCTGTTTCTGACCAGCCTTAACATTGTAACCTTAACAAATCACTCAACATTAGGGAAAGTCCCTAGACAAGCACCTTAACAGTTTGTTAAGATACCCATGCCTTAACACAAGGTTTAACAGGAGTAGTCATGAAAGAAACAATCTCAGCAATCATCACCATCGCGTCCATGATCGCTATCGGCATCATGTTGGCTTGGAGGGGTTAATGAACACACAAGCCCTCAAAACAGTTCGTAGGCTCTTCAACGTTGACTATGTACCCAAGGCTCAGAACCGACACAATCAACGCGCTTGGGTGCGTTCTGTGAGGATTCTGGGGGATCGTTGGTTGCTGTCACAAAAGGTAGAAAAGAAATGAATCCTGAATACATCATCAACTCAATCAAACAAACCGCAGACATCCACTATCGCAACGGCGAGAACGTAGACCGACTAGCCTATCGAGTGGGGATGCTGGAGTCGAAAATCCGTGAAATTTGTACTATGATGCAGTTTCAGTCTGAAGATCACAAAGCAGAGGTCATCAAGCTGAAAAAACAGATTGATAATTTAACCTAAGGAGTAGTAATGAAAGTCTATCAAGCAATCAATTCAGTCCAAGCAGAGCTTTGCAAAATCGGCATCGCCAAAGACTCAAGAAACAATCAAGGTCAGGGATACAACTTCCGAGGCATTGACGCTGTCTATAACGTCTTGTCATCAATCATGGCACAGAATGGTCTTGTCATCGTTCCCAGGATGTTGGCTAGAACCTGCGAAGAAAGAGTCAGCAAATCAGGTGGCGCACTATTCTATGTGACCGTAGAAGCTGAGTTCGATCTGATCTCCGCTGAAGATGGGTCTAAACACACCGCCAGGACATTTGGTGAAGCGATGGATAGTGGAGACAAAGCCACCAACAAGGCAATGTCAGCAGCCTATAAATACATGGCGTTCCAGACATTTGCAATCCCAACCTCTGGTGACAATGACGCAGACTCATCCACCCATGAAGTTGTCAGAAAGAAACCAACTATCGACAACAATCGTTTGGGTCTAGCAATCCAGAAGATCAAAGAGGGAGCCTATACCACTGACAAACTCAGAGATACTTTCGCTTTGACCGCAGAGCAGGAAAAAGTCTTGGTAGGAGCGCTGTCAGAATGAGAAACCACTATCACCTGCCTGCCAAGTTAGGATCGTTTGCAGTTCTCAAGTACATCAATGCTCGCTCATTGGCTTTGGAAGAAAAAAAGAAACTGTTAGATAAAGAAGGTGCAGTCGCTATTCTTAGACAAGAATCCAAGGGACTAGGTTTGATCTACGAAAAACAGATTGAACGATCTGGTTTCACGTTGCCGACAAGATACGAACAGTATTGGCTTATCAAGCCAAAGAAAAACACCATCATCGGTAAGCGTGTTCAGACAGAAATGGACAATGTTTGCGAGCTTCTTGAGAAGTGGCAATGGGCACTTGAGGATGCTTTGAACTTACAAGAATCAGTCTACTCTCACAGAGAATTTCAACTCACTGTCTGCCATCCAATGCCAGATGGTAGCGTTCTTGTTAGCCAGCCTCAAGGCGCAAAGAAGATGATCTCTCAGGACTACCATATCAGTCCGGCAGAGTTTGAGCGTCTGAAAGGATTGGCACATGATTGAACAAGGCACAACAGAATGGCATCAAATGCGCCTGGGCAAAGTCTCTGCCTCTCGAATGTCTGATCTTTTAGCCAAGACCAAATCTGGAGGTTATGCAGCTTCTCGCGCAAAGTACATGGCGCAACTTCTTTGCGAAAGAATGACAGGACAACCCACAGAGTTTTTCACCACAGCAGCAATGCAAAGGGGTACAGAAATTGAGCCAGTTGCCAGAGCAGCCTACGAAGCACAAAACCTTACATCAGTCGAGCAAGTCGCTTGGGTCGAGCATCCGACTATTCCGATGGCGGGATGCTCACCTGATGGTGTCGTGGGAGAACACGGTCTTATCGAGATCAAGTGTAAAGAGATTCACAATCACCTTGATTCGATTCTGAACGACAGGATTGACCCAGACCACCAGGCTCAAATGATGTGGCAAATGTGCGTCACGGGTCGCCAGTGGTGTGATTACGTCTGTTTCGATGACCGAGCACCTGAAGGGTTGCAGTTGTTCATTAAAAGACTAGAACGTGATGATAAAGAGATTCAACGCATGGAGGATGAGGTTAGGACATTCTTAAAAGACCTGGAAAGTATGATTCAGAAACTCAATGAGATTAAGGAAAAAAATGGCAAGCGTATGTAAAGTTCATCTAGTAGGCAATGTCGGTCAAGACCCTGAAGTGCGTTATAGCGCGGCAGGTAAACCCATCGCCAACGCAACTCTAGCCACCACCTCGCGCAGGAAAGACAAGAACGGCGATCTGATCGAGAGCACAGAGTGGCATCGTCTGACCTTCTTTGACAAGCTGGCTGACATTGTTGGTCAGTACATGAAGAAGGGAGCACTCGTCTATGTCGAGGGAACAATCAAATACGAAAAGTACCTAAACAAGAAAGGAGTGGAGATCAATTCAACTTCAATAATTTGTAGCGAAATGACAATCTTGAAGCGTCCAGAGAATAAGGAAAAGCCCGAAAAGTATGAAGGTTTGCCACAGCTTGAAGATGATGATTCATCGGACATACCCTTTTAAGGAGTGAAAATGAAACTTGAACTTGAAGAAAACGAAATTGTGTTCTTAATGAACGTCTTGGGAGAGCTTCCCACGAAGTCAGGTGCTTTCCTGTTGCTTCAAAAAATTGGGCAACAAAAAGCTGCACAAGAACAAAAAACAGAGTAAACTTAACAAATGATGCGTAGTCGCTCTACGCTACTTTCGGAAGCTGTAACAGCACCGGGATAAACGAATTGAGAAGCAAAGACCTAATGACTCGTCATCATTTGATTGAAGGCAGAATACTTAGGTAAATCCCGACCAACTTTAAAGGAGTAGCAATGAAACTTTTTGACCTTTTTAAACGCGCACGATCCACCGATCCAGTCACCTCTTTTGAGGCTGCCGAACAATTCCAACCAGAAAAGCATTTCGCCATGATTGTGGATTGCCTATCAACTCACGGACCCATGGGGAAGGACGGGATTGCCTCTCGTCTTGGTCTGGAGAGTTCTGCGGTTTCCAGGCGTCTTCCAGAGCTTCAGAAGATGGGGCTTGTCAAACTCACAGGAAAAATCGTCAAATCTTCCAAAGGTCGCAATGAGAGGGAGTGGTCAGTATGAAACGAAGTGACGCAGTGCAATATTCCACCGGAAGTTTTGAGTACGAAACTGATGACGGTCCTGTCGATGTGTTTTATGCGTTTGAGCCGGGCGATCCTGATGTGGGATTAGCTGATGATTACGATATAAACATCTTCGATGGTGAGGACGATATAACTTTCGATTCTGACCACAACCTGTATCTGAAGGTTAAAAGGTTAGTCCCCGATCATCATCAAAAAATGATTCAGGACTTACAAGATTAACTTGGCACTCATCATCGGAATTTTAGTGATAGGGCTAATCATTGCCCTGTCCGTCATTCTTTACATATTCGCTTGGTATGAAACAACAAAAGATTCACACGATTACAACTCTAAAAGAAAGAACGATTGAGGACGGAGACTGTTGGGAGTGGCAGGGATACTGTGCAAACGGCACTCCCTATGTGTTTCACGCAGGAAAGATGGTTGGGGTTCGCAGACTGTTTACCGAGCTTCTTGGAGGAAAGTTAAGGGACGGGTACTATGTCGCCAAGTGTGAAAATGGGCTTTGTGTGAATCCAGAACACACGACATACAACGACCCAAAGCAACACATGAAAAAAGGCAACAGGAAGGCTCTAAAAAGCCCTACAAGGCGTTTAAAAATCCAGATACATAAGAGAGCCACCAACGCAAAATTAACGCAGGAAATGGCAGACGAAATCCGTTGTTCAGAAGGTCCGTCTCGTCTAATCGCTGAGAAATATGGCGTTAATAAGTCCGTGGTGTGTAGAATCAGGGCAGGTAAAGCCTGGGTCAATCTGTCCAATCCATTCGCAGGTCTGATGTGAAAATCGCTTATCCAAACTTACAGACGCCGACACAAGTGGAAGTTCGAGAGAAACAAATCCATTATGAGCAGGTCTTAAAAAATAAGGTCGCTGAAGTGCTGGATAAGCAGACTCAAACTGAAGAATATAAATACTGGAAGTCTCTAGGTTCTAACGTGGACCTTTACGCTTGAAGCACAGCGTTATATCGTGATAGACGATCTGCATATCCAATCAAGCCACCATTTATTCTTTTCGTCATTCCTTCAAGATCACCAACATCGGCATATTTAGATAGATTGTTAGAATTCCAGAACCATCCTGCACTGAGCGCAGCATATCGAGGCTCTAGCAACATATCAGGATTACTTACAAGATCAAAATGAAGGTCTTTTGAGCACCTAGTCACATTGTCTCTGCCGGTTAATTGCTTAAGACCTCTGCCCCTGAACAGCCAGCCATCGCCTGATTCGATAGGACCGTTTCCCATACGATTGCTGTAAACAACGTTGGCAATAGCTTCAGGATTTCGATGTAGAGCCAATGCAAACTTGTTAGGTTTGTTCTTTCCATTCTCTTTTATATATTTTCCGTCTGGACCTTTTTCAGCAAAACGATTAGCCCATACAGTAGCCATAGTGTCGGCAGAATAATTTAAATTTTCGACTAGTTGCGTATAGCCACCAGACTCATGTGCCGTTTGTGCAATGAATGCCGCAATACGTTTATCTGTATTGATTTCGTAATGTTCGCAAACCTCAAGAATGGCAGGCATCCACTTTTCTGGATTCTTTACCTTGGCAGCAATCAGATGTTTAATCTCTGGCGTCATTTTTTATCCTTCATGCGACTACCCTGGCTTGAGCCAAGCAGGAAAGCAAACATTGAAGTTACCATTGTGCCCATCACATAACCGAGCACAGTGTCGGCAAATCGCATATTGCTTTCACCAATGGGAACCCAAATAAGTGAAGGGATAAATGCGGCAGCAAAAATAGACCAAAACCCAATAAAGAAATAAATAAACCTACGAACCAGTGGATCATCAGACTCCATCGCTTTCAGTTGCATATCTGTCGCTCGTTGGCGACTCTTTTCGTCAAGTTCAGCCATGAATTCCTCATGCTTCATAGCCTCCGCTTGAATCTTTGCATAATCTTCTTTTGTAGCCTCACCCTCTGGTTTTAGAGTTACGCCCATTTTGTCCTGAACGTAATCAACACCCTTTTCTATAACTGCATCAGCAACTTTAGGAAGTCCGTTAGATATAAGACCAGAAACGATTGAAGCGATAACAGGCAACATTATTTTTTCTCCTCATCTTTTGGTGGCTCTGGTTTGATTGCATCCATCAAGGCATCCTTGCCCTTGATCGCTAACAGCGTACCAAGCGAACCCAAGATGTATTTGCTCATGTCAGACAGCA